CAAATCCTTATTTGTCTGAGCGATCTCTAATTTCTTTGTCACTTCCACAATATTAATTCCATCAAAATGTACTTCGAATACCGGACAATCATCCACAAGATCTCCGTTCTGCAGATTTCCCTTTATATATTCCGGAACTGCCGGATTGGATTCTGCTGGAGTTCCCATAATCACAACCCATTCATTCTTTTCTGTATTATCCTCCTCATTTCTCGTATAACGATTGACAACCAAATCTATTCTTTTCATCCCCTGTGTGCCATTCGTTAACTCAACCTCATCATAGGTTCCAATCTTAACGCTGGAAATATTTCCATGATGGCACATCATTCCACTACGAATTTTAAGTGAATTATTCGATGCTAATTCCGGTTCTAATTTTTCACCAGATCTCAGAATATAACTATCCTGCCCAACAGTTCCTTCAATAAACTGGCGGAACTGTTGGCTTGTAACATGGGGTCTCCCGACTCTTCCACTAACTATCTCCATTATCATTCTCTCCTTCCAATTCGTATTCTTTGGATTCAATCCTATTAGTAATACTGTAGATGATATTTTCTATTGGTTTGCTCGAATACATCCCAGTAAGATAATCCCGCCCTCCTACAACATCACCTATATCTACATCGATTCCAAGTTTTGCTATATCCATGCCAAACATTTTTTTACTGCACAAATCCTGTAATTTCTTTGCACTCTGACTTTCCAGTTCATCTGTTTCTGTCGATGTATTTTCATACACTTGTGCAATTTCATCTAAACCTGTATAATACTGTGTTTTCTTAAAAGAACCATCCGGCCAGACGTAGAGATGAAACACATTTCGGTCCTGCAGTTCACCTTTCCCGGTCACGATCAAGTGATTTACTCCATTTCTTTTATCTTCCATCGTGTAATTAAGTCCACAATCCTTAGACAGCTCAATCTCATCAGAATAGTCCGCAATCGGTACTGCTTCGATCAAAATATATCCCGGGATTCCTTGTTCACGTTTATGTCGAATACTCAACCTGTATCCAACAGATTTCAGCATCTTTGTAATCCCTTCCAGCAATGTACAATAACGGTCAAACTGATAATTACTTACCGTAATGCCAGTGTCCGCACCAGACACAACATACAATCCACCAAATTCCGGCTCAATCAAATTCTTAAGAATTGCATTTAACTCCCCGGACACCACCCTGTAATCACTTCCGGCCGGCGGCTCTATTACTTTCATTGCCATGCGTCCACGCCATGTATAGCCTTTCAGCTCTACATAATCCAGAGTTGTATCGGTCAACACATCTTCGATAATTCCGCCAAATTCCGTATCTGGCACATACACCAGATTTCCGAATATCATTTCTTCTGTCCAGTTACATCTGGCAATCTTGATGGAAAATTCCCTATCTTTGTTAGCATCAAAGGTGCAATTCGCATCTAACAGTGGATTCGTTCCTATTTCTCTGCTCCTTGTCGCCAGAATTACCATGCTGCCTCCTTCCGCTTCAGAAATATATATAAGTCTATTCCGAAGTCTCCACTCCAATTTACTGATATCAATCCGGATGGGATTTTCTCAAATACGGAATAATTATATCCACGGACGTCAAACAGATTCGCTATTGTTCCATTGGAAAGATATTTCATGATCGTCTGCTCCGAGCTGTTTATAATCAAATATTCATTCTTCTCTAACGTAGTAAGGACTTCATATGGATAACCATTCATCAATACTTTAGGATTTACGCATGGTCCATATATGATCATTTCGAAATCGGACGGAATAATATGATCAACTTCAAATTCTGCAGTCCCTCTTTTCTCGTTCATAAAATCAAATGGAAAATCACAAGCAAAATCCAAGCCGGTATCTGCAGTTATTTCTTTTTGCGGGAAAAATCTTTTTTCCAAGACCGTGATCCAAGACAATTCCGGAGCAAGGAATGTAAGCTCTACCTCCGTATACACATATCCTTTCCATCCCGTTTTCTTGGTCTTATAGATCTGACATGGTAAGAATGTATCATTCACATACAAACGCCCGTAATTACCTGTCTCAGCATCCACAGAGATGATTCTGTATAATGTTTCCATATTCTGTATGAACTCTTCTCTCTTTCCAAATACGTCCAAGGTAATTACCTTTTCATAACCATCCTCTGTCTCTTCCCATGTACTGTCAAACCAGTCCGCATCTATTGTACGAAAAGGTGCCCTGGTCAACCAGAGCACCTCTCCCTTACTGTTCTTATAATATGCCTTTATCATAATGCCGGCACCGCTCCTTTCGGTAATGGCTCATCAATTCTCTTTGTTCCCAGATAGATTGGACGCTTCGCCATTTTTTCTGCAGCTCTCATCTGGATTTTTTCTAACCGGTCATAATCGATATCTTCTCCTCCATCGAATCCCGGATAATTCTTTACTCTTCCAACTGTCTTGTCTGCAGTTCTCGCCGATAATGCAAGATCTACGGATTTCTGTAATCCAGATACTGCTCTCTGTACTCCTACATTCATGGACTTGATCGGAATGTTCTTCTCAAATCCAATTCCCATACCAAGAGCCATCATCTTACCTACCTGATCACGGAATACTCTGGATGGCGAATGGATTCCAAGAGCACTCTTTGCCGCATCTAATGCTTTATTTGCTGCACTTTTCGCCGCTTCTACGATTGCACCGGCTGCACCGGTTAATCCACTGGCAATGCCCTTTATAATATTCATTCCAACACTGCCCCAGTTCACACTGGTAAATGCATTCTTAATCTGGCTTACCATGCTTGGAATCTTTCCGATCAATGCCGGTATTCCCTGCACTAGTCCAACAGCGAGTTTACTTATGATCTGCACTCCTGCGGTCAGAATCTTTGGAAGATTCGTTATAATGGTTGACGCAAGCTTTCCGATAATTACCGGTGCCTTCGCTGCCACCAACGGGATTGAATTTGCAATTCCACTTGCAAGACCATTCATTAAATTAAGTCCAGAAGTAATTAATTGTGGAAGATTGCTTATCAATGATGTGACCAATGTCAGTATCATCTGTACTGCACAAGGAATTAACTTCGGTAATTGCGCCCCTAAGCTTCCCGCTAATGTAGATATGATACTCACTCCGGCACTGACTAATGCCGGCAGATTCACCGTAATTGCATTTAGGATTCCCATGATCAGCGTTGCACCCTGAGCAACCAATCCAGGTAATGCTGCAGTAATTCCATTTGCGAAATTCGTGATTACTTCCGGTCCTTTTGTCTGCACAAGCAATAACAGCTGATCAATCTGTGTACCGAATTGACTGTAGATCAATCCCATACCGGCAACAATGATTGCTGCTCCTGCGCCGATGTTAATCAGCTTAAAGAATGTCGGTGCAAATGTAGCTGCTTTAGCCAGGATTGGTTTGAAAGCATTTCCGATAATACTGCCGTATCTAGAAATTTTCGTTCCGACATTGCCAAGTCCCTGCATCACTGCAGAACCGATGTTCTTAAACGGCGCTGTAAATTTTCCAATCGCTCCGGATAATGACGAAGATACACTCTTCACCGTTCCAGGTATTTTCCCTATCTTTCCGACAGTCCCATCAATAATTCCATTGAATCCGCCAACTGCAGTTTTTACAGTGCCAATCCCTTTTCCAAATATGGACAGCGCCGGAGCCGATCCGGCAATTACCACTGCCATTTTCCCAAGATTCAACAGTTGATCACTGTTCATTCCCTTTAGCTCATTTGCTAATTTGGAAATACTATCAGTAAAACCTTTTACTTGTGGAACAGCGCCGCCGATTTTCCCGGCAAGTGCGCTGACAACATCCATCCCCGTTTTTCCTAATCTTGGGATGATCTGTCCTAAATTTGTAAAAATATTCTGCGCTGCAGTCCAGAATGTATCTACAAGGTCATTTGCACTTATAACTCCAGCTTCAAAGTTTTCCCAAGCTGCTTTGGCAGAATTCACAGAACCTTCAATTGTAGTCGCTGCCTCTTTCGAAGTAGTCCCAGTAATTCCCATCTGCTTTTGGACAACACTAATAGCATTTACAATATTTCCGAAGGACAAGCTGCTTGCATCGACTGTAACACCAAGTTCTTTCTGGACATCAGTCATCTTTGACGCATCAGAAATGAGACGTTTCATCTCTTCCTGAGTACCGCCATACCCAAGCTTTAAGTTATCAAGCATGGTGTAATTCTGTTTCGCAAAACCCTGATAAGCATTCTGGATGTCACGCATATTCGTGCCCATCTTATTTGCGTTATCAGACATATCTACAATAGCACGATCTGCGTAAGATGCCGCTTTCGCAGTATCTCCTCCTAGGCTCTGCAACAATGATGCTGAAAAGCTTGTCACTGTTTCCATGTAATTGTTTGCGGACATTCCCGCAGTCTTGTATGCTTTATTTGCGTTTGCTATGACCGTATTCGCACTGTCCTTGAATAGAGTCTCTACACCACCTACCTGTTGCTCCATGTTGGCAACTACGCCGAGCGACGATTTTATAATTGCCGCAGCTCCTGTTCCGACTGCTGCAATCGTCCCGGTCATTGCTTTGCTTACAATAGATAATCCGGATTTTCCAAGCTTTCCAAGCTTGCTTATACCGTCATTAAATCCTTTTTCATTTATCTTGGTATCAAAATTTAAATAGCCGTCTGCCAATACTATCATCCTTTCTGATAGCACGGCTCAACGGCTCACATGTGCTTTATATCTTTATTTTTATTTCTCTCTTACACTCCCGACAGTTAATATACACACCATCACATTTGGCGGTATCATCATATATCAATAATTTCTTGCCGCAATAAGGACACCGGAACCATTTTCTTTCTGTCGGGATCTTAATCATATGTCTCATCATGCGAACATATCTCCAATCTCATAATCTGTCATTTTTCTCCGGTTCTTCTTTTTCAATGCAACTATATCCTGTATTTTTTTAATTCGCTTACGCTCGTCCTTATCTTTAATTGTCCGAAGATCTATGCTCCGGTACATGATTCTCTGCTTGATCTCCGTCTTTTCCGGAAGACCTGCAAATAATGTCTGAAACTCCCACCAGTGCATATAAGGAATCGTCTGCAGATTAATTCCATACACCTCTCGAAATGCACTGTAAATACACTCTGCATCTTGTTCAAAAGAATACAATTGCTTCGGTGCAGATCTGGTAATACTCTCATCTTCTTCTGCGTTTTCTGTTTTCATTGCGAGAAAATCACCCAATGCATAAACTGCTGTTTCCAAATCGTCCGGAATTCCATCTATATACCACTGCAATAATAGCCGGCACTTAATCTGCCACGGGACGTCCTCGTCTTCCACCAGTTTAGCAAATCGTATCCATTCACGAAAATCTGTTTCAACTAAGAATCTTTCTCCATTTACTCTGACTGTTTTCGGAAATTCTTCGAATAAAATATTCATAACATTTTACCCTTTGTAATGCTGCTTCTTTTTCTTTCCCTGCTGTTTGTTATAATAACGTCTCTGCTGTCTGTTTCCATGCTGCTGCACATTGTACTGATCATACTTTTCAAAGAAATTTTCAACCTGTTTATTCTCGCATTCTGAAAGTTTCTCTCCTGCTTCTATACATAATTTATAACTTGTTCTCCCTTGGAACATAGCTTCATGCGTTCCTTCCCCGAAAAGATAATCGAAAAAGTTAAAATAGCACTGACACTGAGCTCTAAACAATTCTGCTGTTTTCCCTGTCTTTGGAACTTTAGCTGCATCTTCCGACAGCTTCTCTTGTGCATATTCCAAGTCCGTCAAAAAATCAGCATCTGTAAAATCCACTTCCGCTTCAAAATCTCCAAATTTAAAAAGGCTCATCGGCTCACTCTCCTATCTTTACTCTGCTGTAAATGTACATGTCTGCCAGCTATCTGTTGTTGTGGCAGTTCCTTTAATGATTTCCCCGGCTGCTTTCAAGCTTCCCTTGTAGATCAGTGCATCCGTTCCATCGCCTTCCGTATCCGGGATCACGCTCCAGTCACGTTTTCTTGCAGTACAAGTCGTACTTCCTCCTGTTTTCTCATCGAACAGATCTACAACCACCACTGTTACCTGTGCGTCTGATCCAAGAAGTTCATCGTCCGTGATCATTGCAAGTTTTTTCTGTACTGCATCGTTCGTGTATAAGTCAAACTCATAGTCCATAGATGGTGCATATCCTACCACATCAGATCTTTCACTTGCTTCATCTACGTACTGCCTACTGTATTCTGTGGAATTTTTCCCATCAGACAGCGATGTGAATCCTGTCATTCTGGTAAATGTCTTACCGTCACCTGTAACATCCATAAACGCAACACGCTTATGTCTGCCTACTAATTTCTTTTTGCTTGTATCTCCTTCCATGATACAACCTCCTATCTGTATATTACTCTGCAAATCATCTGATACCGCCCCAGGTCAACCTCTGCACTAAACAAATAGCCGGACTGCAGCACGTCTACTCTGGTAGCATCGTGCCCGTCCAGCTCTGGGAGAATATCATTCATGTTGTTACTTTCGACCCACTCTTCAAAAGCCTGATAAAAACCACTGTTAGCAATACCAGTTCTGGCATCACCGTCATACGCTTCCTTGCTTGTGAATGCGAATTGAAACTGTTTCAAGCAGGTCCCATCTGTGTATCTCTTGTAGACAGGATCCGCTCCGATCGGATCAATGGAATACTCCATTCCATTACCTAAATAATCAATATTTATCTTTCGATCATCAATATCCGGATTCAGCATAACATAATCACGGATACTCTGAATAATCGGTTTTTTACTCTCTTGCAATCCTCTCTGCTCCTTTCAGGATTGGTTCTTTATGGCTTGCTTTCATAGTTTCAAACCATCTTGGCTTACTTTTATTTTCATAATACTGCCGGCGGGCATAAGGCGCTAAATATTCGATACTTCCG